ACATCACCGATCTCACCAAGCGCGTCATCAAGCCGGCGATGATCAATATCATCGGCGAAATGGCTCGCGACGTGGCGGAGCAGATGTACCAGGGGTTTTACAATTGGGTGGGCACGCCGGGCCAAACGATCAACTCTTTTTCTGACTTCGCCAAGGGGCCGGAGCGTCTGACCGAGATGTCCGTGCCGATGGCCGATCGCATCGCGCTCCTGTCGCCGTCCGACAACTGGGGCATGATTGGGTCGCAGACCTCCCTGTTCAACAGCGGTTTGGTGGGCGACGCGTATAAGGAAGGCCAGCTTGGGCGCGTTGGTGGCGTCAACACCTTCGAAAGCCAAGTTGTTCCGACCCACACCAACGGCACCTGGGACGCAACCACGCCGTTGACCGATGGTGACGCGCAAAACGTCACTTACGATACGGCGAAAAACACGTGGACGCAGACCCTTGTAACGGACGGGTGGGACGCCTCGGCAACCATCACGGCGGGCTCGGTGTTCACGATTGCGGGTGTCTACATGGTCAATGCCGTCACCAAGGCGTCAACCGGCATCTTGCAGCAGTTTGTCGTCACGTCTGCTGTTACCGCGAACGCGACAACGACCTCAGACACCAACCTGACGATCTCGCCGCCGATCATCACGTCGGGGCCGCATCAGACGGTGACCTATTCGGGATCGTTCGATGGTTTGGCGATCACGCCTGTCGGCTCGGCTTCCACCGGCTACAAGCAGAACATGATGTTCCACAAGAACGCGATGGCCTTGGCTGTCGTGCCTCTGGCGATGCCGGAAGGCGCCGTTGGCGGCTCGCGGCAGTCCTACAAGGGCTTCAGTTGCCGTGTGCAGCCGGTCTACGACGGCCTGAACGACGTCAGCGCATGGCGTCTCGACATCTTGTATGGGCGCAAGCTCATTGACCCGCGTCTTGGCCTGCGCATCTCCGGCACGGCCTAACAGAAGGATCAGCAACAATGGCAGTAACGCAGCTCCATAACGGTAACTCGGACGGTGTCAACATCGGCCGGGATGCCAACGACCTCCTTGGGTTTTTCGGCGCGACGCCGATCGATCAGGAGGCAACGATTGCCGACGCCACCGACGCGGCAACCGCGATCACGCAGCTTAACGCGGTCATCGCGGCGCTTGAGGCTTACGGGCTTCTGGCGTCGAGCTAACACAACAGCGGCGGGGGCTTTGTGCCCCCGTTCGCACTCGGAGGTTTCGTGACACAAAGCGTTATGCTGGCGATCCCGGCCTATACGGGATCAATCAACCTGCTCACCAACCGCTCTCTGATGGTGGACGCGCTTGCTTTGGCCTCGGCTGGGGTTTCGCTGTCCCTCAATGATGAGGTTGGCAACACGCTGATCGAGGACATGCGGGCGCAAATGCTGCATGACTTCCTCGAAAGTGACGCGACGGATCTGGTCTTTATTGACAATGATGTGGCGTGGCCGGCAGGGGCGCTGCCTCGTCTCTTGAGCCATCCCGTTGACCTCGTCGGCGGCATCTATCCGCAGCGCAAGGACCCGATCACATTTTCGGTGCGGACCAAGGAAAAAGACGTGTATCCGGTCGATGCCGAAACGGGGCTTGTGGAGGTTGAGGGCCTGCACGGCGGCTTTCTGCGCATCACCAGGGCGTGCGCTGAGAAGATGGTTGACGCCTATCCGGATTGCCTGATCGAGCTGAAGGGAAAGGTGATCCCTGACCTGTTTGCTCGGTTCAAGGTGCCAGGAACGCATCGCAAGCTTGGCGAGGATTACGCCTTTTGTCAGCGGTGGATCGACATCGGCGGCACGGTCTATCTCGACGCCGGGTTCAACATGGCTCACATCGGTCTCAAAGCCTACATCGGGCAATTCGGGAAGTTCGTGCCGAAGGGAAAGGACATGGCCGCATGAGCAACATGCAGAACCTGAAACGCAAATATAGCTGGGGTCAGGTGCCTCAGTGGGAAATCGACGCCCTTGAAGCGGCCAACGCGCCGGCCAAGGACAAAAAACCGGCGAAGAGGGCAAAGAGCGACGATGGCGACGGCAACAGAAATCGCGACACGGGCGCTTAGGCGCATCCGGGTGCTGTCGCCCGATGAGACGATCTCGGCCGATGATCTGGCGCTATGCAAAGACGCGCTCAACGCTATGGTTGCCTCGTGGGAGGCGGGTGCGCTTTCCGGCGACACGTTGCCTCTTGAGGCGCGTTTTGAACAGGGCGTCGTGGCCATGCTCGCCGTGCGGGTAGCTGGCGACTACGGCAAGCAGCCAGATCCGATCCTGATGCGTGATGCCGAACGTGGGGAGCGGGCGCTCGATGGCGCGTTCTTCGCCGTGCCGCAGCAGAAATTCGACGCCGGTCTGATCTATACGGGCCAGGACACAACGGAAATCCTGCTCGGGCAAACAACAGGCGATTATGCAGCGTGGCAGGCGTCCACCGCGTACATTGTGCGCGAGACCGTGACCAACATCGGCAACATCTATGAGTGCGTGACGGCAGGAACTTCCGCGTCATCGGGAGGCCCGACCGGCACCGATAGTGAAATCACAGACGGCACCGTGACGTGGTGCTTCCGGCGTGTGGATGGGTCGTAATGGCGGACCTGATCCCTCTGTCTCTCTCATCGTCATCATCGCCCGCCCGCTTCAAGCAGGGCGGCAACGCGACATTGGTCAATGGATTTGCCGAGGAAATCGGGCCCCAGGGCAAGGTGACGTTCGCGCTTTACTGTGTGGATGGGTTGGAAGGGTTTGCTACGCTTTCTGGCATCACGACAGGGATTAGGGCTGCAATCGAGGTTGACGGTGCTCTTTACGCGGTTGCGGGGACACAGCTCTGGAAAATCCAGTCTAACGGCAACGTCACGTCGCTAGGCTCGATGAGCATCAGCGCAACGGCTCCCGTCTACATGGCCCGAAACAGGCGTTCTACGCCAGACATCGTGATCGTGTGCGATGGTGTGATGTACTACTACCGCACCTCGCTTTCCCAGGTCACGGACGCGGACCTACTGGCGCCGCTGTCGCTGACCGTGGTGGACGGGATTATCATCATCGGCACGGCGCAGAACAAGTGGCAGGCCGGCGACATTGATGACGCCAGTTCATGGGACCCGCTGTCATTCGAGCGCGCCGACGCCTCGCCTGATCCCGTGGTTGTTGTGTTCTCACGGCAGAACGAAGCGCTGATTTTCGGCACCGAGACGTGCGAGTTTTGGGTGAATGCCGGCGGCGCGGATGCAACCGGGTTCAGCCGGACGGCCGTCATGGATCTAGGCTGTTTGGCTGCGCAGTCCGTGGCCAGGCTTGACCAGACTGTCGCCTGGGTCGCGCACGACGGCAAGGTTTACCGCCTTCAAGGTTATGCCGGCAAGCGCATCTCTACGCCGTCCGTTGAGCGCGACATTGAAGAGATATCTGACAAGAGCACCATTGTTGCCACGTCGTGGACGCGCGAGGGTCACGACTATTATCAGATCAGCTCGGAAAGCTGGACTTGGGTCTATGACAGCGTTTATGGGTGGTCCAATCGGAAAAGCTATAATGCCGACAGATGGCGCGTTTCGACTGTAACAAAGGCTTTCAACAAGGTCATCTGCGGAGATCGGGACAGCCCGAACTTTTACGAGATGTCGCAAGCCTACGCCGATGAGGCGGGCGATCCGCTTATCATGTCGGTGACGCTGCCACCGGTCACGGCCTATCCGCACCCAATCACATGCAATGCGCTGCATATCGACGTTGAGCGCGGCGTTGGCACGGGCCAGGGAGATGCGCAGGACATCGACCCTGAAATCATGCTGTATTGGTCGAAGGACGGCGGCGCGACGTTTGCGGGGCCCAGGACGCTCAAGATTGGGCAGCAGGGAAAGCGGATGCAGCGCGTCACCGCAAGGCGTCTCGGCCAGGCCACCGAACACGGGTTCACCTTCAAGATCGAGTGCAGCGCGAAGGTGGCGCGGGCGCTGTATGGCGTTTACGCCGATCTTGAGAAGGATGCTGTTTGATGGCCGAAATCAGCCCTTCCGCCGTCCCTGGGGATGAACACTTCTACCGCTATTTGCAGGCACAGAAGAGTGAGGATGCTGCTAAGTTTGCAGCCATGGGGGCGACGAAAGCGGCCCTTGAGCAAACCGCATTCATGACGTTTTTAATCGAGGCCGCAGATAACAAGGACTATCGCGTCCTGGTTAATTCGCCGCATGCCTTCACGATCAACAGCATCACAACAAAGTCAGGAGCGGGTACCTGCACGTTGACGGCGAAAATCAATTCAACGGCTCTCGGGGGGGCGGCCAACAGTGTTTCAACGTCTGAAGTTACGCAGACGCATTCCAGCGCGAACGATGTTGCCATTGGCGACGATGTTGTCCTTACTGTTTCGTCGAACTCCGGCGCTGAAGATGTATCTATCACGATAGCCTGCACGCTGACGCTGGACGCATGATCATAGCGAGCGGAATTATTGGAGGATACAGCGCTAGAGGCGTCACGTTCTCTGGCGATTATCTTAAAATATCGGGTTCTGCGGGACTTTCAGATAGCAAGACCGGCCTGCTCTCGATCTGGACGAAATCAACGTCATCCAGCCTTATGTTTGCTGTCTACGACGGCCGCTTCAGGGTCTACGTCGATACTGATCTGAGTATCGTCGGCATGAACTCGTCGGGCTCAACAATTCTCAACATATCGGCTGCAACAAGTACTCTTAACAACGACAATTGGCATCACACGTTGGCTGCGTGGGACACATCAGCAAGCGCCAAAACGAAAGTGTACCTGGATGGCGTCGACGCGACCAGCATAAGCGCGCTGTTGGACAGCGCTGTTGATTACGGTAATTACGGCGAGTTCAGAATTGGGGCTGCAACATCGTCAGCGTCCTACTCCGGAGATATGGCGGAGTTCTACCTCACGAACGAATGGGCAGACATAACGGATGCTGCCGTGCGCGCCAAGTTTTCAAGAAACGGGCGGCCGGTATCGCTTGGGTCTGACGGGTCCAAGCCAACCGGGACGGCTCCCCCAATCTACCTGAAGGGCCCTGCTTCGACCTGGGGCGTGAACTCTGGAACGGG